CTGACGAACCAAAACCGTTACGACCAACGCCACCGCCACCCGCGCCACCAGCACCAACATTTATAGTCGCATTGGCTGTTAAATAAATTGTTGACTGCAAAATACCACCGCCACCGCCACCGCCACAACTATCGGAGTCGGCTCTTTGACCGCCACCGCCACCGCCGCCAACTAACAAAACATCAAACAAACCAGATTTAGTGACTGTTAAAGTTCCTGTGCTTGTAAAAGTTAAAAGCGTGTAATTTATGCCGCCAACGGTAATGCTTGATGATGAACCGCCTGTAGCCGTGCCATAACTTGCACCCCCACCGCTAAAAAAAATAGCAGCACTAGCACTAGTGAAATAAAGCGTGCCACCTCCCCATTGTGCCAACGCTAATGAGCCAGCAGTTGTTACTGTTGCCGTGCCTGCCGTGATCGTGCAAGTACCAGCACCAATGTTTTGTATAAACAAAGTGTCGCCTGCACTAAACAAACTTGTGTTAACCGTGATTGTTGTTGCGCCTGCCGCGTTCATCACGACGCGCGTACCTTTATCGGCCGCAACCAAAACATAACTAACAGTCTTTGTCGAAACTGTCCAGTTGTAATCGTTCGCCTGTAGCGAATCCATTTGTGCGGCCGTTAAAACTTGGCCTGCTGTGAAGTCTTGTATTGCCATAGGTGTCCTTTACATTATCCTAAAACATTTGTTGAATCTATGATGCCATAGGTTAGATCGTCTAAAATTAGTTCATAAACGATGGTTGTTGGTGCCGTGAAATACATGACCGAATGGCCGTTGTTGACTGTGATGCTGTGTTCTATGCCCTCAACGCTTAGTTCCTGCGCTAGTTGTGTTGTGCCTGATCCGCTAACAAACGATTTTTGAATGGTAATTGTGTCGCCTATGTCGACTATGGCGATTGTGTCGCGCTGTGCTGTGGTCAGTTTGTTTAGGTTGGTTCCGACGGCTGTGTAGCGTGCCTCAGGTTCTGGTGATAGCAGATAGTTGGCCAGCGCCAGCGCTGCTGTGTCGTTGTGTAACAGCGAATCTGTGATGCTGGTTGTTTGTATAAAATATTTTGCTTGGCTGGCTGCGTCGTCTGCGATTTGTTGGTTTCCGCCAGCGATGGCGACCGCTGCCCGATTGATGACTTGATCCGCTTCAAATGATATGCCTAATGAATCAAACGGTATGTTTGTTCCGTCATCATGAAAATCTGCAACTGATGCGCTAAGTGTGTTTCCGATTCGTGGTTGAAATGTTAGGTCGCCGTCACGGGACATGAATAATCTGCCTTGTTCAGCGGTGTTGATCCGTGTGCAGTATTCAAGAACATTTGTGCCTGCTGGAACTGTAAACGCTGACGCGCCGCCGAGTGTTTGTGTGCCTGTATCGATGTCGCGTTGCGCTAACGGGAAATCAACTTCGGGCAAATCTAAAACTGCTGACAGTCGAACATTTGACAATTCCTCTGACACATTAAATTCGTCCATGTAAGTTTGGGCCAACAAATAGAAATCGTCTGCACAGTAAACGGTCACTGTGTCTAGTCCGCCTAGCGCGAAGTTGTAGTCATAGTTAACGATGTAGCCGTTAAACAAATATTCTTTGACATTGGTTGCCGAATAGCGTGCTAGTCGCACTTTGCGCATTGGTGCTAAACCTGGTTGCGCTGTTGACGGGTCAAAATAGGGACTTAGCGAATCGAACGGATTAAAAATTCCAGTTGTGTCCAGCATGTTCAGCACCATTGTTCCTGCGCTGAATTGGTCGCCTTGATCGCGTCTGCCGCGTTTCACGCTTATCGAATTGATGCCTGTTGTTACATCAGCAAAATTGGTTGTGCCGTCCAAAACATAGGTTGTGTTGTCTAGTACGCCTTGCACTGCGTCATCAAGTGTGAACGCGTCTTGAATAAATCCTGTGTCAATTTCTAGGCTGTAATTACCAGCGCCAACAATCGCTGTGCCTGCCATTATGCGACCTGAATTTGTGCTGGCCCTGCTGACCTGTTGTATGCGCGAATGGCGTTGACTACCGCTTGGCCGATCTCGGCGCTAGTTGATAAACCGCCAGTCACATTAACTGTCACATTGCCCATGCCGCCACCACGACCCAATGGCACTACCGCTTCGGGCCCTTTTTCACCAATTAGCGCCAGCGTTGGCGATGTGACTATTCCGCCTTCGGCCAACATCGGTATTTTTGGCACTTCGAAACCTTTGCCACCAAAACCTGGTACCCAATCAGGAAATTTAAACGCCAATTTGCCAATAGTGCTGTTCCATAGTTTGGCGATTGCGTTAAAAATTGATCGATAAATGTTTAAAACACCTGAAATGTAATCCTTCAAAAAATCTAAACTGGCCGTCACGCCATCTTTAATGAAACTAAACACCGCGTCAACTGTTTCGCGCACAACATCAAATTTTTTGTATAGCACAACCAGCGCCGCAACGAACGCAACAATGCCCAAAATGACTAGCGCGATCGGATTGGCTGACATAACAAAATTAAACGCGGCCTGCGCGCCTGTGGCGATCTGTGTGGCGATAGTCCAGGCTTTAATGGCAACATTGGCGACCACGATGGCGGCCGCAAAACCGCCGATCACGCCAGCAATAATCAAAAATGTTGTCGTGTTTTCTTGTGCCCATTCCGCCATTGGTTCTAACAATTCCAACAGTTTTTGCAACACGGGCAACAACGCCATTCCGATTGATTCTTTGGTTTCGTCCATCGCTATTTTCATTCCAGCCATACGGCCTTCGAATGACATTGCCGCTGTTGTTGCTGCACCGCCAAACGATGTCGCCAACGCATCGGTAATTTCTTGCATGCTTGATTCAGAATCAATCACGCCTTTCAGCGACGGGTCTAATTTGGTTAGCGCAGCGGTTGACCCGTTATACGCTTTGCCTAATGCCAGCGTGACCGTTTCTAAATCTTTTCCTGTTGCCGCGCTGATGTCTAACGCTGTGTTCATTAAATCTTGTGCAGCCTCAACCGATCCAGTCGATCTAACTAGATTTGACATTGCTGGCCTTAACTGGTCATCAGCGACTGCGAACGCGCGTGACATGCCCGAAATAAAATCCTCATTGGCGGCGATTGCTTCCTCAGTAGCGCCAGCGCTGGTTCGTAACTGTTGCGCTAATAGTTCTTGCGCTTTTTGATCCTCAGCAGCCGATTTGGTTGCCAAACCTAAACCTGTTGCCAAACCACCTAAAACACCGATCGCTGGCAACATCGCTTTTTTTAACGCGAACGCAGATTTAGCGCCAGCGCCTTCTAATTGTTTGAATTCAGCCATTGCCTTCGATATGCCTTTGCCATCAAATTCGGTGACAATGGGTATAGATACAGCCATTAGTTCAATTCCTTTCGCACGCGTTCCATCAGTCGATCAATTAATGTTTCGACTTCGCCTTCAACTTGGTTTTTGTTTCGTTCCCATGCTGGCCAAACAAATCGTGATGCGGTGCCATATTTGGCGCTTAAACTTTGCACCATTTGACCGCCTTGTCGTGTTGGCACTTTGCCTTTTCCTGACATGTCCAACAATGCCGCACTAGGGCCTGTGTAACGCACAAAGAATGTCGCCAAGTTTGTTGACGCGCCACGAAATTCCCTGACCTTTTTACCTGATACACCTGACGCAACTTTGTTTTGTTTGTCGCTGTACGGAAACATTTGGAAACCTGACGCTGTTGTCCATTTGCGCGCCATGCCTGATAGCGGTGCAGATTTAGGCAATTTTGCTTTGATGTCGTTTGTGACTGGTGCGGTGATCTGTTTAAAATCTTTTGTTAGATCGCGGCGTGCTTGTTTGTCGATGCTGTTCAATACGCGCAACGCATCTTTAACACCGACAACTGTTGTGCTTGCGCTAATGCTGTCAGCCATTTCGGGCCTTGCGTTCCTTGTTAATTAATTCAATGACCGTGTTCATATCGTCGATCTCAAACGATATTTCAGCAGGCCAAAAACCAGTCGCCACAAGAATCTGCGCTAATCCGTAGCGGTATGAACCGCGCCTACTTTTGGGTCATTGACCGCCATTGGCAAACAAGACTTCAACGACTTCAAATAATCGTCAAATACCGCTGGCACGACAACACCTGAAAGTTTTGATGCTTCGTAAGCCAAATATGCTAAATCCTCTTGACCGATGGCGCTGCCAAGTTCTGATGCTTTGCGTTTGTATTTGCGTTCCCATAAAACAGTCGTGAACAATGTTGTTTCAACTGTGACTGGATCGCTTCCATCGAGGAATTGAACTTCTAGTGATAATTGCATTATTTGCCTTTCTCGGTACAGCCTTTATCAGACTGGCTTGTTTTGTTAGTTTTCAGCGGCCAATGCCGCGCGATCATGCGCCTACTGATTTAGTTAAAACGCCACCAGTAAATGTCAGCGTGATTGTTGACAGTTCGCCAAGTGATGCGTTGATTGGTGTGTGTGATTCAAGGTAAGCACCTGTCAATGTGTAGATCGGATTTGTTGCCGATGCTGTTCCTGTTGCTGGTGCAAGCACGATGTTTGTTTGAATACCAACCAAACCGTAGATTGTGGCCTCAGTTTCGCTGCCTGCGTAGGATTGATACAGTTCAATTTCAACGCTGTTGTTTTGCAACGATGTCACCGATGATGCACCATATTTGCGTGCTGTGTCGCCAAACGCTGTTGTTTCTAATTGTTCGTAAACATAGTTCAATGTTGCGCTGGTGCATTGGTCGCGCAAATCAACGCTGTTGATGGTCACATTCGGATTCGATAAATAAACGCTGGTTGCCATGTTTTATTCCTTTTCGTTTGTGTCTTTAGTTTTAGCAGGTTTTTTGACGGTCTGTGTGGATATATGGCCGCCTTCGACTAGCGCTTCAATGTTTACGCCATCTAGATCGTCGCTGGTGACAACATCGCCAGGTTTAAAACCTGCAAGTCTTGCCGATGTAACTATGTAATTTGCCATGTTTGTTTCCTATGCCGTTTGTGCTTGAACATTTGCGGTCACTTCGTAACTTGGATATTCAACGCCGCCTATAAGCGTACTAGTCGGCCTGCCATCGGTAACGGCAATATTGGCCGCCAGTACCTTCGACATGATGTTGAGTAGCGATCTTTGTGCATCTAGGTTCGCTGGCCCTAGCGTGATGATTTTGACGGGAAACATTAATTTGACGATGTTGTAGTTCCAAGCGTCAAACGATGGCGCGTCAATGAACACGCATGGCGGCACAAGGTTTCTAGGGTCGTTTACTACCTGTAGGCCGCTAACGGCTGTCAGCGTGGCTGTCAGATCGTCTAGTGCCTCATTAAAGAGATCGGTAAATGCAACAGGCATCAGGCCACCTGTGGACGGTCGACACCTAACAGTTGTTTAACCAATGGCGACAGACCGTTGGTTGATCCTGTCGACATGCCATCAAATGATGCAAAGTCTGTTATTGATCCGCGTTGGCGGTACAGCGCGCCACCATACATGACGGTTGCTAATTTGACATCTTGGCTTGGCACAGTTGTCAGGCTGTCAAAATATCCGACTTCCTGCCTGCGACGGTAACAAAAAGAATTCGCAGCGGCCGCACAAATTGTTAGAAATGTTGTGTCGCCTGCCGTTGCCGTTCCTATGCCGATCCAATCTTCGATGTCTGTTGCTGTGATCCATGTGCAGACCTGCGTATAGGTGACAACACCTGAATAGTCGGCAACAAATTCGACTGCTGTGCCTGTGCATGCGTACAACAATTGGTTTGGTACGGCAACATTTGTGTTGTATAGAAATTCACCAGTTTCAGCGTCAACGCCTTCGAATTGGTATTGCGGTAACGCTAAAACTGTGAATGTTCCAGTGAATGGTGCTGCTAAACCTGAAACCGCTATTGATTCGCCTAATGCGATCTCTGACGGTTCAAGTGTAGAAATGCATGCGTAATTGTCTAGCAGTTGTTTCGTGGCTGTTTTATAAGTTGCCATAAGCGGTTTTGCCGCCTACGACTAAGCCAGCGCTAGTTTTTGCAGGAACGCAGATTTTGCTACGAATGTTGCAAAATAGCCGTAATAACTAAATGTGCGGCTGAGTGTCGACGGTACTTCTACCGAAACGATGCCCTTTTGCTGTTCGTAAACTTCATAACCTGGCGCGTATGCAACAATCATTGTGTTTGATGCAAAGTTGTTGTCAACAATCAAAGTCAAACCAAGTGGATTCAATGACGAGTACGACAAGTCTGCACCTGCTGTACCGATTGAATTTTGGCTGATGACATTGTTGCCGTTAATTGCAGGGAACAATGGACGCTTCGAATTGTCTAACTGGCGGCCAAGCAATTCCCAAACATTTGGCGACACAAACAAATGTGTCGGGAAATAGTTTGAAATGCTTGCGATGTTTACCGCGCAACCATAAAGCGCTGTCATCAATGATGACGGATCGGTTTGGTTGACTGTCCATGTTACACCTGAAACTGTGCCGCCTGAGACCATGTTGTCGGCTGCGATGTTGTCAGTTGCGATCAAATATTCGCCAGCCAAGTCATTCAAAACTAGATTCATGGCTGCTGGATCGGTGAAATCCATGTCCTGATAAGTCATTGTGACCTGACCAGCAACAGTTGTTTTTGTAACTGTGTTTGATGCAATCACCATCGTTGTTGCTGATGCGGCAACGCCTTCGGTTTGTGTTGCTGCCGAAGTGTGCGTCGTGATCGTTGGTCGAATAAATGTTTTGCTTGGTGTGTTCGGCATAGCGCGTGCGCCTAATGCTGAAACAACTGGACGCACAAAATTCAAATCTTGAAATAGTGGCCCAAGAACTGGAACTGGCAACAAACCAGGTGTGTCAGTTGTAAGAATGTCGCCTGCTGCTGCTTGCAACGCTGTCTGTTGCTTGCCTAATGCTGCTTTGTAGGCTTCGTTTACTTTGCGGAATGTATCGCCGCCAATGTGCATCGCGGCAAGATAATCGCCTGCTGATGGCATTTTAAATTCTTGTTTTGGTTGTGCCCAAAGTTTCTCAACAGTTGCGGCTGCTGCTTCGACTACTGGTGCTTCAATTTTTTCGGTCATGTCTGTTTCCTTTGTTGTGTCTTGTTCTGATTGTATAACAGGTTCTACTGGTGTTTCGTGGATAGTCTCGTCGGCTGGTTTGCTGGCCGCGACCCGTTCAATTAAGGCGCCGCTAAATGCGCCTTGACTGACTAGCGATAATTCTGTCCATTCGGCCGATTCGACGATCATTGTGCCGTCGTCGTCGTAACTAAATTTGATTGGATTTACGCCAACAGATACAGCGTCAATAACGCCGTCATTTGCAAGCGTCAGATATTCGTCGCCCAATCGTGTGGCGCTGATTTTGGCTGTGAACATCATGCCCTGTGGTGTGTCTACGCGTTCAACTAATTTGCCGATGATTTGGTTGCTGTCATGCTGTCCAAAAAGTTTCGGGTCGCGACCCGTGACTGGTAGCGACCCTTGCAAAAATCGTACCCGTGTTCCGTCTGAAACTGTTGCTGTTTCGTCGTAGGTAACTGCAACGCCGCTGATTGATCGGCGCGGCAATCCGTCTGCCGCTGCCGCATCAACCGTGATCTGTGAGGGGACTAATTTGATCATGATGGCAACACTACACTTTCTTCATCTGTTGTTTCGCGCATTTCGTCCATTGAGTATTCGCCTTTCAAATATTGTTCAACATCAAATTCGACATAGGTGCCGTTAGGTAGCACATTGTTTTGGCTAAGTGTGCCAGCGATGCAATCGGCATAAGCGCGAACACCGAATGTCCACAAATCCATGCGCGATTCGGCTGATGACTGGTACGAATACGACCCGACGCTGATGCCTGCCAAATATGGCGGAATATTGCACAATCGGGCCATTTCCATAGCCTGAAATTCAGCGCTATCAATCAACAGCATTTTGTCAGGTGATGTCAATGTTTCTGTGTAAGTAACAAATTCGTTTAATGCGGCTGTTTGGTTTGTTTCGCGTGCCGCGTTAAATGATGCCGCTAAATCTGCTAATTCCTGTGCGCTTAACGGTTCGCCGCCTGTTTGTCGAAGTACGCCAGCAGGAATGGCCGATGATGCGTTTCTGTAGCGTGCGTTTTCTAGTTTTAACGCTGTTGCGACGGCTTGTTCCGACATGTAAATGATGCCCTGTATTGGTGACAAAAATTGGATCACATCGTCAGGATTTAATTCCGCGCCTTGAAACATGATTTGTTTTGATGGTGCAAACCAAACTGGCCCTGATTGATCCAATGTTTGGATCATTGCAGCAGGTATTCGTGTAAACGCTGTTGGATAATTGTCGGCCGTTCTCGCGGTCACATAGAGAAACGACCTTCCAAAAAAGAATAGGTCGTCCAGTAACCAGGCAAGTGTAAATGAATTGGGCACACTTGGATCGATGCGGCGTAACCATGTGCGCGGCGCTAATGGCACTTTTTCCATTTCGTTGCCGTTCCAAATTTCGGTGTACATCTTTAGGTTCATGCAACTGATGACGCTGGCCATTAGATCGCGCGCTCGACTGATTGTTGGCACACTCATCGCACGATTGCGCGCAGGGCCTTCAATGTAAGAATAATATTGGCCGATCATTTGCGCGCCACCATTGTTCACGCTGTTTGTGTAATAACTAGCGGAACCAGCAGCAGCCGCTTTTTGTGGTTGCGGTGAAATTGCGGCTTTGCTTACTGTGCGATTAAAAATGCCCATGCGCTAAGTATGCCACCAAACTATTTGACCGTTGTGTATAGGCGACCGCCAAGCATCAACCGAGAAAGTAAGGCACTCGACGGCCGCCCGACGAAATACTAGCCATTTGCAACAACAATCATTGGTTTCCCTGTTGTGGTTGGTCGTGATGCCAACGCCGCTGACCACACTAAACAGCGCGCTAATTCGATTGGGCCTGGTGATCGTTGCGACGATAACGCGATGCTGTTTTGTGACCGTACTGCAACGGCACGCTGGACATGTTCGGCCAGCATTGTTTCGCCTGTGTGCCACAACAGTTTTTCGTGGATCATTGATCTTATGCGCGGCGTAAATTTTAGGATTTCTGCGTATCCGACGACGATGCGTCGGCGCTCTAATGCGGTTGGCCAATGAATGTCGATTGATGGACTGATCGCAAATTTGACTGTTGAATCTTTAGCAATTTGATTGACTTCGTTTAGCATTTGGTCGTAGGTATCCGCAACAAACGCAACGGTGACGATTGTGCGACGGTCGGGCAACACAACTGATCTGACACCAAAATATCGTTCGTCTGTTAGTGATGATTCAATGGCGACAACACCGCCAGCAGGTATCGGATCGGCATATTCCAGTTCTGTCCAAATTCCTGGCTGAATCCAAGATTTATCGCTGGCCACCCATAAATTACACGATGCCCTTAAGAAACTTATGCGGTCAGGATTTTCGGATTCTGCTGCAATCGTTTTCATGTCTAATGTCGTGCCCAATGCAGGATTTGCGTATGGCCAAGCCTGTGGATTCATTGGTGATAAGTCTGGTGGCGGTGACCATTCCGCAAAATAAAGTGTTGACGGTTCATGTTTGTCGATTTGTCGCAATCCTTGTTCACGCCAACGCAACATTGCGGTCGATGCTTCTGTTCCAGCGGTAGACCACATAGACAACAATGGTGATCGTTGTGCGCGTTGCGCTGGCAAAAGTCCACCGTCCACGACTTCGCGGTTGATGTCCCAGCACTCATCAGCCACGATCAGGCTGGCTGACATGCCGTGACCGACCGAATTGTTTGCGGCGCGAATAAACCAACGCGACCCATCAGGCATGGTCACACTATTACGCCCATAACTAGACATAAGTTTCGCGTTAAAATGTTTTTGCAAAATCGGTGCTAAATAGTCATACAACATGACCGCCAAATCAAGCCTGTGTGCCGTTGACAAAACCGTTTGCGGTTTATCACGCACACTCGACATTGAAGTCAACCACCAACCAACCAACGCAGCCAACGCAACAGTTTTACCATTCTGCCGCGCAGTCGAAACCAAAGAATAACGATGAACCAAATCACCATCATCACCAAACGCCAACTGACCATCTAAAACGCGCTTCTGCCAATCCATCAAATCCATATTCAGGTATTGGGCAGACCAATTAGCCACCTCAGAACCGAACGATCCAGCGTGATCCGCCACCATCGTTTCCAATCGCGGCTGCGCATGGCCAGTTAGCGCCAGTTCAGGCTGGTCATTTGCGATAGAGAAGGATTGGGTCGGGGACAATTCGGTTCGCGTATAAAAAAACGGTTTTGATTTTTGTATTTCAATTCCGTTATCGCGTAAGGCTTCGGCGCGTGCATGGCTTTTTGTTACAGCCTTTGCGCTTGAATATAAATGTGCGCGTGTGTTGTTACATTTGGCGCATGATGGCACCAGGTTTTCTAGTTCGTGTCCGCCGCCTCTGTCTACTTCGATTAGGTGATCTGCTTGTGTGGCTGGTTGTGTTCCACACCAATGGCATAGTGGATTGCCTCGAAGTACCACCTGCCTATTTTTTAGGTAGCGCCCGTCTTTGTGCGCAAGACTCATAATGCGCTAGCGCGCGCTGTCGCGCTTGCTCTCGGTTTGTTTACGCTGGCCATGTTGTCAACTTTATGTTTGTGGTTTGTTTTTGGTATGTCAATTTTTGTTGTTGTGATGTAAGCCTAATGCGAAATGCCCCCCGTGCTTTTGCCTCTTAGCACACCCATATCTGTAACACATTTGCCTGACTTGTGCTTGCGCACGCGTCATCTACCCTCGTTTCCGAGTGTCACCAACTGCGCTGCAAAACGCTTAGGTCTGTATGCCAGTTATTTAGTTTTTTGGTTCAGTTAATTTCAATGCGTCAATTACTTTAGAAATGTCGTGTTTAGTTAGATCACCTGTTGTGTTTATTTCGCGACCCAAAGTAGCAGAACAAAATGTTTTTAGATCGTCACCTTTAAGACCTTGACCATTTGCTAGCGCACGCATCATGCCCATCTGCTTAGGTGTCGGATATTCGCGTGGTCTTTCCTCAGGGAACGGCACTTCGACATCATGTAATTGCACAACTGGCGCTATTGGTTGGCGTGACTGTGCGGCCATAACTTCATCACGCGATGCAAGCGACTTGTTAGCGCCAATGCCTGCGTAAGCCAACGCACGGCCAACCGCTGATGTGTATCCAACTTCTGATTCACTGAATTTTGTGTATGGTGTGCGGCCTGGATATATTTCGCATGCTGACGCGATTACTGGAATTGGGTCGTCAGGATTGCGCCAAATTGTGACTGTGCATCGAATAAAACACGATTTGTCAGGCATTTCAATGACTTCGCGCGTTGTTTCCTGTATCCGCATTTCGGGCCAGCGTTCAAACGCTATTTTTAGCCGTGTCGCAACATCGACATAGTTATCCATGAAATTTTGTGTCATGCCAACACCAGCCGTTCACGCAACGATTTCATGTCATGCAAATCGAATTGTGGAATCCACCAAGATTCGCGTTTACATGCAGGCATCTTGCCATCGTTAGGTGAACGCCAATATTTATCCAAACGGCAATCAACAGCGTCACGCCAACCATTCAACAACACCGTTTGTTCACCAATGTCACAGACAGTTGACACAAATGGCGCTGTCTGATTATTGTGCGCATTTAAAATTAGATGACCTGCGCGGTACAGCGTGCCCTTAACTTCGATGCCGTTAGACAAATCGGGTCGATCTTTCTGATATTCAAATGGGTATGTGTACGGAACACCAAAATGTTTATGTACAGCCAATTCAGACATGACACCAACCAAAGTTTTAAATGGTGTTTCAGGTGATGCCGTTAAATCGGTGCGCTGCTGATATTTGATCGCGCTTTCATCGCGCGATTTAGCACAGGCCCGACATGCAACCATTTCGTCATCGGTTAATTCAATTAGATATTTGCTAATTGGCACGATGCACCTGGTTTTCTAAACGCTGAATTTCTGCTGATTGATAATTGTTGCGTTCCTGCAAAGATCGAATGTCACGATCACGCGCGGCCAATGCTTCGCGCAGATCGGTGATAATGCTGCATAAATATTTGATTTCAATGCGCGCCTGGTTGCATGTATCAATCAAATCTGAATCGTCTAATGCGTTTGAATCGTCAATGATCCATTGCAATTTTCTTAATGTGCTGCGTGCTGCCAATTCGTGCGGTTGCACTAACGGCACTTTTTGACTTGTGATGTCTTGCATCACTTGCATTAGTGCTTTGAACTGTGCGTCAGTTCTTGGGTCGATGTTCTCGGTCATCTTTAGCCTTTCGTTTGTTGGTGACTGACATTATCAGGTAGGTGTACGCAGTTAGTAGCGTTGCCAAAAACAAGTGTTTTAAAGTGACCATGCGCGCCAGCCTTCGCTGTATCGATAAATGGCCAACGCTGAACGCATGTTGTGTTCTAAATCAAATAGATCGTCGCATGTTTTAATTAGGCCGTATGCCTGCAAATATCCGTTTGGCCAGTAACGCGATGGTTTGCACCAAAATTGATTGATTTGCATAACACCGTTTGATCCACCATTTGGGTCGGTTGCGTTGAACGCGTTAGGTTGGCATCGTGATTCACGATAAGCGACTGCGACAACTGTTGCTAGTTCATGTTCAGGGAATCCGACATGTTTAGCCATGTCAAACACCGCGCCACACGCGTCAGGTTGCGTTATAGGCGTAGTTTGAACGGTTGTGGTAGGTAATGGTGCAGGCTGTTCTAGACCCTGCCAAACCGTGATCGGCGCTGGTTGCATTTCTTGTGCAGTTGGCGCTGGCGGTTTTGCCAACATAAATATTGACATGGCGCTAATGAATAGCGATATGGCTGTTTTGGTAATGAGTGTCATGTAGACCTACTTTCTCGGTAGGTCAACCAGCCTAGACAGATTGCGGTGCGGCTTTCGGTGATGGGCCAAAAACCGCGCTAAATGCCTGTTTTACAGCCTCAGGATCGTGCGCTAAACGCGGTTCTATTTCGACATGCCACCAGTCGCCAGTCTCAAATTTGCCTGCTTGCCATGTGCCACGATCACATTTCCAACTGCGTGTCAACGCGTAATCGATCACAAGTTGAATGCCTAGCGTGTCAGCGTTTTCTAGCAATTTGTTTATGTATGCCAACGATATTTTGCGGCCGTCTTGCCGTCCGCGATTGTGTTGTGCTTGCCATCTGTAAGACAAATCTGTTGCGAGACCGCGTGCATGATTGCTAATAATTCCTGGCTTGCCGCGCACATCACGATTGACAAATGTGCCGTTGTTCCATAACGATCCGTCAGAATGTTTGCAACATAATTCGACCCATTTGTTCATGCCAGCCAGCGCCGATTTAACAACTGGCTGTTGTGTAATTATGTAATCGCGATTAGCCATTGTTATTTAGTAGGTTTTTTTATGCCGTTAGACGCAACAATGCCCGACAATGTGCCAGTTAAAAACACAACGATAGTTGACATTAAGTCAATGAAGGCCGCGTCATTGGGGGCCTGTTTTTCAGGTTGCGACACAAAAAGGAGTCCGTAGGTCATGCCTAAAACTATGGTGCTAAAAACTATTGCTAGTAGTACGCCAACGGTGACGATCATGCGTGCGTGCAGTTCGTCAGCGGTGTATCTGTGTCGAGTCATGGTGTCATGCCACATCGATCAGGCACATTGCAATTATCTAGCGTCATGTTTTTAACGCGCGATTTAACTGTAAGTGTGTTGTCGCGTGTAGTTTCGCAAGCAGTCAACATAAGTATTAACGCAAACAACTTGTATCGCATTGCATTATTGTTCGTCGTCAGGCTCAATTGTTGGTGGCAATACAAATTCGCCGTATTCGCCTGCGTTTGCATCAAACAAAAAATCAAAACCTGCGTAAAGACCGCGAAAATTTGCGTGATAACTGGTCTGTAGCCACTCGCCTTCAATACCTAACGATGCAATAAATTTTTGACCAATCGGTTCGCTTTCGGGAAATTCGCCGCCGCCGCAATCTTCATTTGATACAACAATAACTTGTTGCACTAAACCGTTTTTAATTTTTGCAAAATGTGCCATAACTAAACCTTAAACCTGACATAAACAATTCCGCTACCGCCTGCTTGTGCTGTGTTGCCTGCGCCGCCACCGCCACCACTATTTGCTGTGCCTGCTGTTGCTGCGCCTGCACCGCTAGCACCTGTGCCACCGCCACCAGAACCACCTGCACCGCCTGTTGTGCCTTGTCCGCCGCCCCCACCTGATTTTACAAGTGCTGAACCAGCGATAAATGCGCTGACATCATAACCAGCACCACCAGCGCCACCCGTTGCCGTGCCACCGTTACCTGCACCGCCAACCGCTGTAAAACCACCACCGCCGCCGCCAGCATTTGTATTCCCAGCGCCACCTGCTTGACCCGTAACAACATCTATTGACGCTGCTGCACCTGCAACTTGAACGCCAACATTTGCAGCACTACCACCACCTGAACCGCCGACAATACCAACACGAGTAGACCCAGCACTACTACTACCACCACCGCCACCACCAACAATCGACAAACTTAACGCTGTAGAACCAACTGACGAACCAAAACCGTTACGACCAACGCCACCGCCACCCGCGCCACCAGCACCAACATTTATAGTCGCATTGGCTGTTAAATAAATTGTTGACTGCAAAATACCACCACCACCGCCACCGCCACAACTATCAGAGTCAGCTCTTTGACCGCCACCGCCACCGCCGCCAACTAACAAAACATCAAACAAACCCGATTTAGTGACTGTTAAAGTTCCTGTGCTTGTAAAAGTTAAAAGCGTGTAATTTATGCCGCCAACCGTAATGCTCGACGATGAACCGCCTGTCGCCGTACCATACGATACGCCGCCCCCTAAGTTAAAAAAAGTAAAAGTTGACGCCGACAATGCAAGTAAATAGCCGCCCCCATATTGCGCCAAAGCAAGCGAACCGCTTGTGTTAATAGTTACGCCTGCACCCGCAGTAATCGTGCAAATGCCTGCACCTTTGTTAGCGACCTGAATAACATCGCCAACAGTAAAGATCGAGTTGTTTACCGTAATCGTTGTAGCGCCTGCAGCGTTCATAATCGTGCGCTTAGTCTCGTCGCCAGCAATTAAAACGTAACTAGCGGTCTTGTCCGATATCGGTAAATTTTGTATGTCGTTAAGTTGCGCGGCCGTCAAAATTTGACCAGCAACAAACGGAAACGGTGTTGTCATATTTGCCTACTTTACCCTAGAGCGTTGTCTGCCGTCAGGATACCGTACGTCGGGTCGTCAAGTATGAACTCGTAGACGACCGTAGTTGGCGACGTGTAATAGGTGACAATATGACCGTTGTTTACGTTGATTGAGTGTTCTATGCCCTCAACGCTTAATTCTTGGGCTAGTGACGCCGGGTTTGTGCCGGGCGCAAACGATTTCTCGATAGTGATCGTGTCACCTATGTCGATCACGGCTACCGTGTCGCGTTCGGCGCTGCTCATCATTGCAAACGCCGTGTTAAGCGACGTAAACCTCGGCTCGGGTTCAGGGTCAAGCAAATATGTGGCTAGTTCTAATGCGGCCGCGTCGCTGTGCAACAAACTGTCGGTAATGCTTTTGGTTTGTATAAAGTACAGCGCTTGGCTGCCTGTGTCGTCGGCGACTTGTGCCGTTGTGTTTCCGAGTATTTGCACGACTGCTCGATTAGTTACTTGGTCTGCTTCAAATGTTATGCCTAGCCCGTTGTACGGTATGTCAACGCCCAG